TGTAGCATGCTCTACAAGGAATCAAGTTCATCATAGTGTAAGTTAGAGCTCTATTGTCTGGAACTTCAAAGAGTCCATGGCATATGTGACACTGTGCTTTAATCATTGTTTAACCTCCAATGTAGTTTGATAATAGCATCTGTTAATACATCTAAACTTTGTATTCATTGACACTACTATTTCGTGTATCTTTTGTTGATGCTCATCATAGTCGGGTGTTCTAAAGTACATATGCGACGCTGCTGATTCTAACATCTCTATAACTGGCAAGAATGCTTTCTTGTAACAATCACAACTCATTCAACCAACCCCAAAAAGAATGTTTTTTTTCCGCACACGTCGCATGGAATACCTTTAATCAAATCCGGGTCAGTGTTCAAGAAGCTCTTGTCGCATGGATTACAATACGCCTGATACTTTTCTGTAATTTCTGGCTTTGCTTTGTATTGTGTAGCTTGTTTCTTCATCAATTCTTGTCTAATCCACGCACTAAAGTTATCCATTTTGCGTGCTATCTCGTAAGTAGTCGGGCATAGAGTTATTGTTTTATGTCTCATATTACATTGCCAGTTTATAATCTTATATTAAATGTATGTATGTATTAGAGAAAAAAGGCCGGAGGCCATATATGGTATGGCTACTTGGCATAGGGTGGGTGTGCTGGGGAGAGTAACAATGGCGTGCTTTAGTAAAGAAGATTTAATCCTGGGATAGATGCGAACATGTTCGTTTAGTTTAATAACCGTCAAGAATTAGCGGTGTTATGGCTAAAGCAAAGACAGGTAGTTTCTACCTAACTGAGACGGTAACACTACCAGCAGCAAGCGCAGACGGCACAGTCGTTCAAGGAACAATCGATTTAGGAGCTTATGTTAATGTTCCAACAGGACAAGCAATAGCAGTTGAATCAGTTGACTTTGTTTACCAAGTTGGTTCTAACTTTTCTTCTGATGTAGCTAGAATGCTTGCAGCAAATGGAGCATTACAAGCACAATTGACAGACTTGAACCCGGGAACATCTATGGTTAGAGCAGACAATCAAAGCCTTATTGCTTCGGGAGCTCTAAACATCGATATTGCTAATAACTTGGCTAGTCATACTTCCGACCTTTTCCCAGACAACTTTGGTCCTGCTAATTTGTCTGAAGCATTTATGGTTGTAAATGACCAAATGTATCTTACAACCGGTTGTTATGGAGCAGCAGTTAGTACATCTGCTATTGAAGTAACTGCTAGGGTGCGCTGTAGAGTCGTTAAACTTTCATCTGAGGACTGGATGGCCATTGCTATACAATCAACTGCTAGTGATAACTGAGTGTGATTCACTTGGTTAAGATAGAGGGTACTCTCGATGAAATCCGAGAACTTATTGGCGATGCTCGGCGCACTGTTAGGGATGTTAAGTCTACGACTAAGAAAGTGGTTAAAGCGGCCAAAGGAACTAAGCGTAAGTTATCAGACTGGCAGCGATACATCAAAAACAAATCAAACCACATTAAATTTAAGCGTGGAGACAAAAAAGGAAGATTAGATTTAAAGAGAATGTCAGCTGCTTTCAAAAGGAGTAGAAAGAAATGAGTCTTTTAGAAGCTACTTTGTTACAGTTTGGAATTGTTCCAGAATCTAAATCTAAATCTAAGCCTAAGAAAAAGAAGGAGGCTAAAAAATGAGTAAAGAAGAAGATATCCAAAGAACCTTAGTTGCAGAATTCCCACCTATGGGACTTACCGATGCTGAAGGTTCTAGGACTGTATTCGCAACTGGATATTCTACAGTAGGAGTTAATGTTTATTTGTATGAAACTGGCATAGATCTTTCTGGTTATGCAATGGATAAAAAAACATTTTATCCATACAGTTCTTTTGAACAAAGAAGCGGTCCCGTAATAGGTAGTTTTACTAATACAACCGAAAGAAATGTTGTTGATTCTATTATTGTTAGTTCAATACCTTTGGATTTGTCAGACATTAAACCAAATCAATTAGCTGCAAATTTACCAGGATTTAACATGCCAGGAGGAGTAGCGTTCAGACTTAACAGAGACCCATTAATCCATCAACATCAAATCATTTATTCTCATGATTCAACAACTGCAGGAACTGGAAGCGCTAGTATTTATCGAGTTGTGAGCTCTCAAAGTGGTTCTTCATTAGAACCAACCGCGGCAGACAAACTTTATTGTTATCGATTAATAACAACTAGTGGAACAAATGGTACACTAACAGTGCCAGCAGCTAGAGTTATGTTACCAGGTACTCTTACATCAGAGCCTAAACTAGAATACATGATGAGACTAAAGAGGTCTTACGAACTTGCTAACCAGGTGTAAGAATGTCCTGGCGTCGTATGGATAGTTTGAAAGAACAATCTGAATTAGTTGTTGCGCGTCCTTCTCCATCACCTAAGCATTCCCGTACGCGTACCATTCTAGAACCATTTACTCAACCTATGGTCACAGATAAAACACAAGTCGCATTAGACTATATTTACGACTTACCCGACTTTCCATTGCCAATAAGAAAATTAACTCCTATTGGTAAAATGTATGAGGTAGCAAAATTACTTGCTGCGGGTTTAGTTGTGTCTGACCCATTGAACTTAATTGATAACTAATCATCTTTGATTACGCCAAGTTTACTATTAATGTAGCATGCTCTACAAGGAATCAAGTTCATCATAGTGTAAGTTAGAGCTCTATTGTCTGGAACTTCAAAGAGTCCATGGCATATGTGACACTGTGCTTTAATCATTGTTTAACCTCCAATGT